TTTTTCTCCTTGCACTAGATTAAGGTCTAGGTCCTTGCGTCATTGTTGACGATTTGCTATTTCCTGTAGGTCGAGTATATCTCTTTCTACTATAGCGAGTCCAGCAATTACACCTGTTAAATGTCTGTACTCCTCAAAATTTTTACAGCCACCTCCTGAAAGATGGTCAGCGTGTTCGTTCATATGCTCTCTAATTTTTTTTCTTAGAGCATCTATTATATTTGCGTCTGATGCAGCCATTAGTTTTCTTTATCTAATAAAGTTTCNGCTATATCTTTGCCTATCTTAGCACCTTCTATGCGTTCTTTACTAGATATTTTTGCATTATCTGATGCAGCATCATATCCAATTTTAGCACCAGCTATTCTTTCTTGTGATGCTATTCTTTCTTTTTCTATCTCTTGATTTGCTTTTGTTCTTTCTAAATCAAGTGCTATTCGTTCAGCATCTGCTTTCATTTTTCTTTGTACTTCAGCTTCTTTAATAGCTAACTCTTTTTCTCTTTGTTGTATTACAGGGTCTTCTAGTTTTTCATTTATTTCTTGTGCTCTTTCTTCTGCTTGACTAGAAGCTAATACTCTTTCAGCTGCTGCTGATACCAGTTCTGATAAACGCAATTCAATATCTTCTGGTAGCGGTTCATCAGGCGGTGGTAGTGGAGCACCAAGTTGTTTTTCAATTTCTTTACGATATTGAAATGCAATGTGTTCTGTTATGTGTTCTGTAAATGCAGCCATAATTCTATTAGCATTAGGACTTTGACCAACCATTTCTCTCATTTTAGNGTCTTCCATAGCAGACATATGAACTTTAATATGTGCTTCATGGTCTTGATANATAAAGGCTTTAACAGGTTTACCATTAAGCATATTCATATTTTCTGATACAGGGTCAGTCGGTGNTATTTCAGTTTCAAGAGGTACAATCTTATCTGCGTCTTGAATACCTAATACATCTAACATTTGTCTGTGTAACTCTTGCATATTATACATTTCAGGAGCTTGTTGCGATAACTGCAAAGCTGCTTGATATTGCATAATTTTTTGTGCCTTAGTAGAAGCGTTAGGGTCTGATACAGGAACGACATCTACTCTGCCATCAAAGTCTTCTTTTAAAAGTTCTCTACCTTGTATTTGATAAGGATATTCTGTTGGACCAAAATCAAATATTATTCTTGATAATATTCTTAACTCATGTTTCATAGAGTTATGTATTCTTGATTGTACTGAACCTATAACTTTTAAAGACCTTTCTAGTAAAGCTAATGTAGTACCTACAGGAGCCTGACTGCTCATATCAGATACTTTTAAATCAGCTAGTGAAGCAAATCTTCTGCCTTCTTCTACTAAGTTTTGTAACAAAGTATATAAAGTTCCTGATGGTTCTTTGTAAGGCAAGAATGTAATATTATCTTTGATAGCCCCACCGGGTACATCTACATCTCTAAATTCACCGGGCATAATAGGAGTATCATCTCCTTTAATTCTTAATCCTCTGGATTTTAAACCACCCGGAAGATTAGATAATGTACCAGCATCTACTAACTGTCTTAATAAACTTGTAGCAGATTTAGATATACCGCCTATTAAATGTATTAAACCAAAGCCATAAAAACCTAATCCGGGTAAATATTGATAGTGAACATAGTGTTCTCTTTTCTTTTTCATAGGGTCATCTTCTAAATAATTCCTACGAATAGCTAATATAGTTCCAGATTGATAATCTAAAGTTACTACATAAGGTAAGGCTATACCTGTTACTTTACCATCTTTTCTATCTTCAAAGCCCTGTATATCAAGCTCTACTTGCATTTCAAGTATGGTATGTCTTTGGTCGTTTTCATAACTCTGACTAGAGCCTGTTAATTCATTATACTTAGACTGTATGTTGCTTAACTCATCATTAGGAGTTTGTAGTTCAACATCTCTATAAAAACCTATAACCTGTAGCTTTCTAATATCATTAGTAGCTTTTTTCATTACATGGGTTGCTCTTTCGCAAGTGCTTAAATCAGATGCACCATAGCTAACCACAAAATCTTCAGCAGGTACAAACATACTTGCTGGTCTGTTTAAACTTGGGTCGTAATATATTTTTCTAAACGCAGAACCTGCTAATGGTAAATTAAATAATAATTTTTCTGTTTCTGTTCTGTATTCACTCATCTTTTCTGTNAGCAAATAGTTTAAGTAGTCTTTAACTCTTTCTGACTGTTCTTGTTTTTCTGCATCTATTTCGCCAACAATCTTAGTATCTACAGGACCTTTAGCTGGAAATATTTCACTGACACATTCAGCTTGAAAACGAACCACAGATTCTGTTAATAATGGGTGAAACACACCACAAGCACCCTGCCAAGGCAGAGTTCTATCTTCAATTTTTAAACCTAGTTGGTCTAATCCTTTAGTATATGTTTCTTCCCAGTCTTTTCTTGATTCTCTGTCTGCATTAAAATAACTTATAAGTTCACTAGATAATAGCTGTAGTTCAGCTTCTTCCATAAACTCTGCAATATTATCATCAAAGTTTGGTGTGCCTAATTCAGCACCTTCATCAAAATCTATAATTAAACCACCATCTTCTGTTGCTATTGCAACTTCATCAGGATTAGTTACTAAAACTTCAACAGGAGAATCTTTGTACTTTTTTTCTGGGGTTTGTAATGGTTTTTCTGCCATTTAATCTCCTAATAATAATTGGCTTCTCTTGGCGGTAAATCTTCTTCTTCTTCGTCAGAGTGTAAAGGAATAAACCCACCTTGTCTAAATCTTATTAATGCTTGGGTTGATGAGTCAACTAAGTCATCATGTTCACCAGCAGGAAAAGATGCAAATTCTTCTATAACTTCTTCTGCAAACTTTCTTTCAGGTGCCCATACAATACCAGATGCAAATAAATCAGCAACAGCATTAACCCTTGCTATTTTATCATTACCACGACTAGGCGTGTATTCTGATACTGGTATTCCCATTTGCCTAAGTTCAAAGATTAAAGGCATACCTGCAGCTTTAGCTTCTACAATAAAAGCTTCTGGTTGCCAATCTTTATACATTTCAAAAGCTTTCTTTTTTAATTCTGGAAACTCTAATCTTTCTTTATACGCATCTAAGAGTATTACATTAGGCTGTGTTACACCTGTATCGTCTGGTTGGTAAAAAACACCCCATGTCGTACACGCAGAGTAGTCAGAACGCTGTGTTTTTAAAAAGGCTGTATCCCATGACTGAATTATAAAATCGCATTGTGGGGGATTGTCGTACTCCCAGACACGCCACCATTCTCGTTTAATAATTGCAGATTCTTCTGCAGTAGGGTTTTGTTGATATTGAGCAGACCATTTAGATAAAGGTAACTCTGCTCGTAACTTTTCTAGTTCTTTTATATCCCAAAACTCTTGCCATAAACTTTTACCTGATGGCAATATCGCAGGAAACTCTATAACTTTCCATTCATCAGCACCATCTCTTTGGGCTGAAGACTTTAGTATTTGCCCAGTCAGGTCCCGTTTGTGCCATCTTGTCATTACAATAATGATTGCACCACCGGGTTGCAGACGCTGACGGGGACCAGATGTATAGTATTCATACACCTTGTCAAACACAGAAGGGTCATTACTTTGTCCCTCTTGTTCTGAATGAGGGTCATCTATGATAAGCAAGTCCGCACCTTTACCAGTTACAGCACCGCCTACACCAATCGCAAAGTATTCTCCGCCTTTATTCGTATTCCAACGACCAGCAGCCTTACTATCCGATTGCAAACCCACATCACTAAAAACTTTTTTAAAATCTGCAGAACCAACAAGGTTTCTAACCTTACGACCAAAACCTACAGCAAGTTCTGCAGTGTGAGCCACTTGGATTATCTTCTTTTGTGGAAAGCAGCCTAAAAACCAAGCGGGTAATAGATAAGAAGCAAACTCTGATTTTGTATGTCTAGGGGGCATATTTATAATCAAACGCTTTAACTTGCCGTTTTTAACATCATTGAAAGCATCAGACATAATCTTATG